ATCAAAGCAGGATTATCTGCAAAAAAAGCTAAAAGATTGTATGATTCCTTACAAAGGATTAGACAAAGAAAACGTCAAGCTCAAGTAGATTTTAAAAGAGGGCAAGCCGAAGATAGAGTCGGAGAACTTGGTGGCAGAAAACTCATGAAAAAATCTAGCGATACATTTAAAGAATTGAGCATTAACGAAGAAAAAATATTAAAACAGCTAGAAGGCTACCAACCTGAATTACTTTAATGGCAAACAGAGCAGAAGTACTAGAAAACCTTAAACAAGCGGCGAAGCAAGGCAATATTCGTGAGGCTTATCGTGATTTTGAGGAACTTCCATTTGTAGATCAATTAGCTATTAGTGTATCTCCTGGAATCGGAGACGCACTTGCAGCCTTTGAAGTAGGTGAGTTTAGTGCTAGGGGTGCAAAAAATATAAAAGATAAAGACTTTCTAGGCGCAACGGGTAACTACGCTTTGGCTGGTTTAAGTTTTGCCAGTCTCTATCCTTTACTTAGACTCTTTCGTGGTGCCAAAGCACTCAAAGCAATAGACCCTGTTGTTGATACTCCAGCCTTACCTATAAAAACAGAAACAGCTGAAGTTGTAGAAGAGGCTGTTAAAGATGTACCCGTACCTAAAGTAGAAGAATTTAAACCCTTGTCTTTAGATGAGATGACTTTTACAGGCACAAAAACTAAAGATCTTGGACTTACATCAAAAGCTGCTAAGTTTATTAATACCAATAAAAAATTACCCAATCAAACTAGTATGGTTACTTACATTAATGCTTTGAAGAAAGGCGGTATATCAAACGGAGAATTAAGGTTACTTAACTTAACTGATGAATTTGGTGATGTCCATCCAAAACTTTTAGATGAAATACAGTCTTCAAATCCTTTAGATAAAATTACTAGACAAAGATTGGCCAGATACATTAAAGACAATCAAAGCTCAATAGACAAAGGCGGCATACAAAAAAGAATGGTAGGTCCAAGAGAGTTAGAAGCACCAGGTAGATTAATTTCAGGCAACAAAATTTTAGATAACGAAACAGAATTTACCTATCATTTACCTAAAGAAAAATACGAAAGAGGTGCTGAGCTTGGCAGACATTATCGCGGTTACGATGATCATGAAGCTCATTATGTGTTTGACGCTGCCGCTGACTTAAAAATGCCTGATTACGATACTTATGCAGACAGTCTGCGGATTATGCCGTTTGATTCAAAAGTTATAGGACCTCCAAAACCAATATTAGATAAAGGAGATAAAGTTTTAAATTTAGGTAGAATTCAATCTGATTATTCAAAAGAATTAGGTCAAGCTTTTACTAGAAACAAAAACAAACAAATAGAATTAATTTTAAGTAAACAGCCTATAAAATCTTTAAATGAAAATTTAACAATTGCAATAAATAGAATTCGTGATGAGCTTAATCCTGATCTTATAGGAAGTCCAAATTTTTTAAGAGAGAATAATTTTTTTTCAGCAATTGCTAGTGCTGCAAGAAAAACTAGCAATCTAGAATCACCAGATCAATTACAAAAAGCTTTTATTAAAGACCAACAAAGATTATATAAATTAGTAAAAGAGGGTAAAACCTTACAGACAGATGAATACTTAATACCGCCAAGTGAATTATCAGCTTTTGCTAAAATGGAAGGATCTTCTATAAAAGATTCTATAAGTAAAATTGTAAAAACAGTAAAAGAATTTAATGGTGTAGATATTTTTGAGCCTTTTATAAAACCTACAAAAGAAGTTAAAGAAGTTTTTTCAGTATCTCCATATAAAGATACAAAAAAATTAGTTGAGGCAAAAAAAGCTAAAGATGCATTTAACAAAGTTGTACCTAAAATTAATAGAATTTCTGCAAAAGAAGTAGAGTTACAGAAAAAAATAACAGATTCAAAATTAACTCCAGACTCCCCATCTCTTGCTGATCTAAATGCAGACTTAGAAAAACTTGGTCAAAGTAAATTAAAATTAATGCCAAGCAGTTTTGAGGATGTTACAGAATTTACTTTAACTAAAGATGATTTAAAAAATGCAACAGGAAAAGAATTTACTGAGTATCTTGACAAAAGTTTAGATGAAATATTTTATGAATTAGAAGCGATTAAGCCTGGTTCTCCTGCTGTAAGACAAAAGTATGGTCCAGGGACACCAGAAGACAGAGCGTTAAAATATTTTAATGAATTGGTTAACAACCCATCTCCTACTTTTGATATAGGCAACGGAATTAAAATACTTAAAAGAGCATCTAAGGTAAAAACTGATAATATACCTGGCATTAAAATGGATCCTTATGCCGTAGATAATAAAACTATAGCTTACAAACTCCCAATTAGATCAAGATTTTTAGAAGCCGTATCTAACGATTATGATGGGTTTTCTTTGGACTCAGCTGCAAAAAGACTAGGTGATGAAGGTGGCCAAGATAGAGAGTTTTTAGAAAAACTTTACGATCAAGATGCGCCAAGAGAAATTGAAAAAATGCTTAAAGAATTAGGAGTAGATCCAAAAGAATATATGGGTAAAGTTGATCCTAACATAAATCAAAAATTTTCAGGTACCTACGTTAAGATTGATGACGATATAAGAAAGCTGGTTAAAGAAAAAGGTATTGATGCATTTAAGGATGGTGGAGCAGTAGAAGACGATCTTCCTGATGTAGGCTCTATTACACCTATTGGTCCGTACACCAAACCTTTAAAACCAGACTTAACCTTTGGCGATCCTGTTATTAATAAACTAAAGAAAGCATTTAATTTTTTAGGTGATGTGAAAGAATTTATATTGCCAACTCCTAAAGTAACTGACCCTTTGTCTTTGGTAGATTATGTTACTAGTTCTAGCGCTCCAGTTGTTGCAGGAAAAACTGCTGTTAAAGGTCTGGGTAAAATAGATCTAGATGCAGAAGATTTAGAAGAATTGGTTGAATGGGTAAAAAGCAGTCGTGCTAAATTTCAAAAAGATAGAGTAGCAGATATTTTAAAAAGAGATACAAAAGGTCCTGGTAAAGATATTAAAAATGTTACACAAAATTATTTAAAAGAAAACAACCTAGTTGATAAAAACGGTAATGTGCATTTGTACAGATATTTAAATATAGCTGAATCTAACAAATTAAAACCAGACGAAGGCTTGTCAAGTCTTACCTTAAATCCAGAGCATGCAAAAATGATGGCTTACAAACAGGCTAATGTGACTGGACGAAAATTAAAAGAAGGAGAAAAAGGTAGTTTTTTTGATGATATGGACCCAACATCAGATAGCAAATATGAAGCAGTAACTATGTATAGAAAGCCAGTTGTTTTGGAGTATCAAGTTCCAGCAGAAAAAATACAGGCTTATTTGCCAGCTGTTTTTAACTCAATAGATGAGTCTGGCGCAGGTTTTAATAATTTAGCTAGAATGAATGTGGAAAATAGTTACAGTCATTTGATTGATGATTTGGTAGATGAGGGGTACGATTTTTATGACGCAGCAGATGAATTAAAAGGACAATACGGTTTAGATGATATTTATGATTCTTTTGATATGGCTAATAAAGAATCAGAAGCTTTGGTTGATTTAACAAACATTAAACCAAAAAACATTTATATGGATAACTTAGAAATAGAGCAAATTGCTAACAATCCACTTATTGAGAAATTAGAATTTTATGCAGGAGGGCCTGTAGGTATACAAGAATCCTTGAATGAATTAAATAAAACGATATTGCCAAACCCACCTGACGTTGGATCTATAGAACCAAATGATTTAGATACTTTAATCAAAGAAGTTGGTACCAGTCCCGTTGGATCTGAGGGAGCGGAACGCCAGGCTATACTATTAGCTATGGCAACACTTTCTATGAATCCTTTGCAAAGAGCGCAAGCAATAAGAAAAGAAACAGCTCCATTAATAAAAAAATTAAAATCTTTACACAAAGAAAAACAAAACTATGTTGAAAACAATAGCGCTACTCAACTTAATAAATACGCTGAAAGATTAAATAGATACAACAGAGATATTAAATCGACTGAAGATAGAATAAAATATATTTCAGAATTGTATGATCCCAAAAGTTACAATACAGGTGGTCCTGTTAGTATAGATAATATGCTAGCTGCCTTATGAATCTAGCACATCTTTCTGATCAAGAGATCAAAGAAACACTTATACTCAAAGAACGTCTTGAGTTATTAAAAAAACAACAAGGTTGTCAAGAAACATTTCTAGAGTTTATTGATCACATGTGGCCTGAGTTTATTTGTGGCCGTCATCATAAAATATTTGCAGAAAAGTTAGAGGACGTTGCTAATGGTAAATGCAACAGACTTATTATTAACATGCCTCCTCGTCACACCAAGTCTGAATTTTGTTCTACTTATTTTCCAGCTTGGATTATGGGTAAGCAGCCAAAAAGAAAAATTATGCAGACAACTCATACAGGTGAGTTAGCTGTAAGGTTTGGTCGTAAAGTTCGTAACATGATGGATGCTGAAGAATACAAACAGATCTTTCCTAAAGTAGAACTACGAGCAGACTCTAAATCAGCGGGTCGTTGGGAAACTGACAAAGGCGGAGAATACTTTGCCGCAGGTGTAGGAGGAGCTATTACAGGTCGAGGTGCGGATCTACTCATTATTGATGACCCCCATTCAGAGCAAGACGCTTTGAGTCCTACTGCTATGGAAGCCTGTTGGGAATGGTATACCTCTGGACCTAGACAGCGTTTGCAGCCTGGTGGAGCTATCATTCTTGTGATGACGCGTTGGAGTTCAATTGATCTAACGGCTAAGTTGTTAGACTCACAAAAAGAATCTTCAGCTGACCAATGGGAAGTTGTAGAGTTTCCAGCTATCTTTCCTGAAACAAGCAATCCTTTATGGCCCGAGTTCTGGTCTATAGAAGAATTAGAAAAAGTAAAAGCTTCTTTACCTGTGCAAAAATGGAATGCACAATGGATGCAAACACCTACCTCTGAAGAAGGTTCTATTGTCAAAAGAGATTGGTGGAATGCTTGGGAAAGCGAAGCTTTGCCTCCAGTAAGTTATATTATTCAAAGCTACGATACAGCTTTTAGTAAAAAAGAAACAGCAGACTATTCAGCTATTTCAACGTGGGGTGTATTTAAACCTACACCCGATTCTCCTGATTGCATCATATTATTAGATGCGCAGAAAGATCGTTGGGATTTCCCAGAATTGAAAAGAGTAGCGTACGAAGAATATCAATATTGGGAACCTGATATGGTATTGATTGAGGCAAAAGCTTCGGGTACCCCTTTAACTCACGAACTTAGAAGATTAGGTATACCTGTCGTTAATTACTCTCCAACCAGAGGACATGACAAATCTACAAGAATGCACTCAGTTGCACCTATCTTTGAGTCTGGTTTGGTTTATGCACCCGAAAGAAAATTTGCAGAAGAAATGATAGAGGAATGTGCTTCATTTCCCTTTGGTAAAAATGATGACCTATGCGATACTATGACTCAAGCTTTAATGAGATTTAGAGAAGGTGGTTTAGTTTCTCTTGGGGATGATTACGAAGATAGAGAGAAAGCGCCAGTAAAGAGGGTATACTATTAGGATGTTATTAATATTTCTTACAGAATATGAGGATAATGGTACAACATTTAGTGGCCCATGTATTATTTCAGAAAGCTGGAATCAAGCAGAAAAAGAAGCAACACGTTTTAATCTTAAAATTGTTGGAACTTTAGTTGACGCATTCCCAAGTTCTATGATTGAGGAAGAAGAAAAAAGAGTACTACACTAATGGCAATAGAAAAAGAAATTAATCCAACGGTTTTAAACGAAGAGAATCAAGTACCGCTTGGCCAAGAAAACATGAAAGTTGCTATTGAAGCAATTATGGAATCAGGAACCGAAGGTTTTGAAATGCAAGAAGATGGTAGCGCTATTTTAGGCGAAACCATGACCGAAGAAGTAGAAACAGGCTTTGACGAAAACTTAGCTGAAATCTTAGAAGATCAACAACTAGCAAATATATCAAATGAGTTAATGTCTGGTATTGAGAAAGATAAAGCCTCAAGAGAAGATTGGGAAAAAACTTATACTGATGGATTGAAATATTTAGGCATGAAGTTTGATGCTGAAAGATCTGAACCTTTTGAAGGTGCATCTGGTGTGATACATCCATTATTAGGTGAAGCTGTAACAACCTTCCAAGCTCAAGCTTACAAAGAACTTTTGCCGTCAGGTGGTCCAGTTAAAACTCAAGTCATAGGGGCTTATGATTCTTTGGTAGAAGAACAAGCTCAAAGAGTTAAAGAATTTATGAACTATCAAATTACTCATGTAATGGAAGAGTTCGATCAAGAATTAGACCAACTATTATTTTATTTACCACTAGCAGGGTCTGCATTTAAGAAAGTTTATTATGATGAAAGTTTAGGTAGAGCTGTATCTAAGTTTATTGCGCCTGAAGATTTAATTGTTCCTTACTACACAACCGATTTAGAAACCTGTCCTAGAATTACTAATGTTGTAAAAATATCAGAAAACGAAGTTAGAAAATTACAAGCACTAGGTTTTTATAGAAAGATAGATCTAGAAAGTGGTAATAACGCAGAAAACTATTCTGGTGTTAAAGAAGAAATAGACAAGCTTTCTGGAATGGAACCATCTTACGATGATGGAGAGGTATCTGTTTTATACGAAGTTCATTGTAATTTAGATATTGACGGTTACGAAGACGTTGACGAAGAAGGCGAAATGACTGGAATTAAACTTCCTTATATCGTTACCATAGATGCTAATTCAAATGAAATCCTATCGGTTAGAAGAAACTACAAAGAAGATGATGAGCTGAAAAACAAAATAGAATACTTTGTACATTTTAAATTCTTACCTGGTTTAGGTTTTTACGGATTTGGTTTAACTCACATGATTGGTGGTTTATCTAAAGCATCTACTTCAATCATGAGACAGTTAATTGATGCAGGAACTTTAGCAAACTTACCTGCTGGTTTTAAAAC